GTTAACCTCTCTATGGAAATCCCAAGATAGTATATCTTGGACTAACCATTATACTGGACTTATGAACTTGTTCATAAATACTGATAGTGTTTGGTTGAATATATAGATTTAGTGCTTAAGTCTTTGACTTAGCTAAATCGGGTAGTTCCCTATGGTCTTCTGTCCTCTTACGAGAACCGCAGAATAGGGTCTGCTTGTATATCCGGAAATACTCAAGGATTTATCATCCGATTCTGTTGAAATACAGACCGAAGGAGTCAACCCTTTTGGAGCAAGCCCGACATTATTATATACTTTTAATTATGAAAAAAATAGATTTTGAACTTAATAACTTAAGTCTAAAAAATTCTTTTTTCAGTAATTTTAAATTATATAAAGATGTATACAAAGCAGGTACTATGATCTCACTAACAAATGAATATCATTTGTTATTAGTTCTTAAGAAGATTGGTTATAGAATTATAACTATGTCTTTATTAAGTACTAAGGAGACTTCCAGATTTAGAATGCTACATAACTTCGGAAAATTTTTAATCAAAATGACTAAAAATCACGGAGATATGTATACAGTTAAATACCTTAAAGCTTCTCAATTATGTATTCAAAAAAAGTTAGCAGGACAACCTTTCAAATCAATGAGAGAGGTTGAACCGGACTATAACTTTCCGAGACTTTCTAAATCAGGTCTACCTGTAATAATAAAATTACAGGATAGATCTGCTATTTGTAATAATAGTCCTAGAATTACTAGGCTTTGACTTTCTATATTTTCATTATATAGAGTTATCAAAGTACCTTTTAATCCTAAGTTGATTACTATTACTGAGAAATTCTCGGGTTCTAATATCGTATTAGATGATTTTAATAGATGATTAACTATTACTAGTTCAAATCTCTTGACAAAATTTTCTAATGCCGATAAAAGTGAGTTGACTATTACTAAGGTTTTACCCATAGTAAAGTCTTCCCCCCTAGGAACAAAAAGTTATAGTTGACTTCTAGACTCTTATTGATCTTTGAAAAATAGCGATATTTTTAAAGATGTTTTAGAGTACTTGAAGCTAACTAATTCAAAGAATATCTTTACTTTGTTTGGAAATATCGAATTTCTTAAAAGAAAATACGGTATTCGAGGACGTTATAAAGATTCTTTTGGACCTCTCGGAAAACTGTCTTTTAAAGAAGAAGCAGCTGGTAAGCTAAGAGTCTTTGCAATGGTTGATGTAATAACTCAATCACTGTTCGGACCTTTGCATAACTGGCTCTTTTCTCTTTTTAAACAAATTCCTAATGATTGTACTCATGATCAATCCAAAGGTTTCCGTTATGCTCAAGAGTTATCTCTTAAGTATAATTGTTCTTTTGGTTTTGATTTAAGTGCGGCTACCGACCGGTTACCTATCTCTTCTCAGAAGGCTATTTTGAATAGTCTTTTTGGGATTGGAGATTTGTGAGGTAATATTTTAGTTAATAGAGATTATATAATCTCTAAAAATAACTATAATATACCCGAACAAAGTCTTCGATATGAGGTTGGTCAACCAATGGGAGCGTTATCTTCTTGAGCTATGCTTAATTTAACTCATCATATGATGATTCAATTTATAGCTCAATCATTAGGGAAAATCCCGAAAGGAGTTTGATATGACCAATACATCATCTTAGGTGATGATCTTGTTTTATTTGACAAGGATATTGCTTCTCGCTACCAATCGTTTTGTCAACAGATTGGAGTTGGAATTAATTTATCCAAATCAATAATTGCTGAATCTAAACCTGTGCTGGAGTTCGCCAAGCGTACTTCCTTAAATGGAATTGATGTTTCTGCTTTATCTTTCAAAGAATTATTATCAGCTGATAATTTCTTTGGTCGATTGGCAGTTACAACTCGTTTGGTAAATAACCAGTGAGGCTCAGACTTGTGGAAACTACTTTTAATCGGTAGTCGACGGTCAACAGACAAAACTGTAGATCGGATCTACCCATTAGTGGGTTTCGCAACTCAGCTCTTTCAAAACGGGATAATCAAAATGGAAGATGTATTGTCGATCATTACTGATAAGGATAAACCATTGAGTTTCTTCGGTCGAAATATCAACTGAATGAAACCTGGCCTTATCTCTAAAGTAGTTAAAAATTATCTTAAAACTAAGAAATGGGATTTAACTCCTATTCCAAAGAAAGATAGGTTTTTCGCTTCTACTAATATATTAACATTTAAACTTATTCTCATTCATCGAATCCAAGATTCAATTAAGAGAGTTTTTAAACTTAATCTATTAGAGAATAGAATATCTATCTTAGATAAGATGATAACATCAGATGATCTGGAATCTTATTATAAATCCAGACTTGATAAGCACCTTCCCTTAGATTTAGAGAAGGATATTACTGATAGGTCGTATTGGTTAGATCCTGATTTTAAGAAATTTAAAGATCAGTTTCTAGCTATACACACTTTTAGTAATATTTTCTTTAATAATAAGAATGGTACTTATCCAGATCTTAATTTATTAAGATTGGGTTTGGATGTCGATGATACGTATGATACTCATAGGCGATTATGATCTAGCAAGTATAGTTTAATATACTTGTCAGAATTTGAACAAAATAAAGAAAAATTCTTAAAGTCTAAAAAATTTTTAGACTTAGAATTAGATCTTTTTTTGAAACATCATAATGAACTTCTGAGCGAGCAGATGAACTTAGAATTCCATAAAGTAAAACCAGAACTTAATAAAGAGAGATTGGATAATCCTCTTAAAGTTCTTGATTTTATTAAGGAGATTCACAACCCTCTTTATTCAAATAATTTTGAATTTGTGAAGTTTGAGAATCAATTCTTCGATTCGGAAGCTTTCAATGAAGTCACTAGAGGTTTTAAACCTGTATTTGACTTTGCAAAGAAACCTGGAATCAAGATCACTTTTACTTAGTGCCTTGTCTTTGTGAACTCTTTACAATAATTTATTACTGTAAGGATTTTTCTTAGATAGAAAGGGAC